TCGGTCTTGAGGAGCTCTATTGAGCTCTTCCTGACTTAGGAGTGATCCTATGTTCACCAACGGTGGTGAGCGGATCGTTTACGCGCTTTTTGGCACGTTGACGGTTCTCTTCCTTGCATTCATCCTCTCGCCTCCTAAGGCGGGTGGAGTCATTTATGGAGTACCAAATGACACGAAAATCGCGGTCCAGGGCAACAGCCCTCTCCCCGGTTCCCGAGAGTCTAACCGATTCGTTCCTGGAGCGGATATCCGCGCTGAGGCCATCCGTGAAAACGGATTATCTCAGGGCGGAGTTCCTAACTAAGTTCGTCTCGGCTAAGACTGATTCATCTGATGTTCGTCGGTCTAGGGCCATTGCGAAATGGCTTGCAACCGAAGAGAGAAACGAAGCTACAAACCTCCGACTTTTAACAGCAGACGATGGCTATAACATTTTGCCTCGCCTGCAATGGTCGAAGTTTCGTGACTTTTGTCAACGGATGGTCATCGACATAATTGGCGAAACTGCTCCGCTTGAGGCCCTTATCGGGTCTTTCAGCGGTGGAGCTTCGACGTCGAGAAACCGTACTTGCAGCCACCCGGCTGGAAAGTACCTCGGAGAAGCACATGTTACCAGGTCTGCCCTTGAAGTCTTCACCACATCTGTGGTGACTGAGCTTCCTGGATGGCTTGGCGTCTCTGATTTGTCTCCAAGACAGGTTAGAGGTAACGTGTTGTTTACCGTTCCCAAGAACTCCGAAATTGATAGACCGGCCTGTAAAGAGCCGGACATCAATATGTTCCTGCAGAAGGGTATAGGCGCTCATTTCCGTGAGTGTCTTAAGCGTTCAGGTGTAAATCTGAACGATCAGACCATCAACAAGTCATTGGCGCAATACGGTTCTGAAACCGGTAGTCTCGCGACTATCGACTTAAGCTCCGCTAGCGACTCTGTGGTTTCGCAGCTCGTTTTTGAGATGCTTCCCCCTTGTTGGTTCACCCTCCTCGACGCTGTTAGGTGTCGAGTTACCGTTATTGACGGTGTGGAACATCGGAACGAGATGTTTTCCAGTATGGGAAACGGTTTCACGTTCGAGTTGGAGAGCTTGCTCTTCTTCGTCGTAACGAAAGCCGTCTGTTACTTTACAGGCTCTCGTGGTGTCGTGTCCGTATACGGTGATGACATCATATGCCCCGTTGAGGTCCATGAGGACCTAACTTGGGTGCTAGGGTGGTTAGGCTTCAAGGTTAATCCCGAGAAGTCGCACACCTCTGGCCCCCTTCGGGAGTCATGTGGTGGTCATTACTGGAACGGTATTGACATAACTCCTTTCTATCTTCGGGC